AGGATATACCTCATAGCTTCGATGCCATCTTCTACTGACAGTTTAGGCGTAACTTGGAAGTTCCAGCCAGCTTTTCTTGCTAGCATTAGTCGGCTTTCTGCTTGTTCCCATGACTGGTGCTTTTGTGTGTGATATGATAATTACGCCATGCGTTCCCACTCTATAATGGGCTGCGACTAAAGGCTCTAGAGATGCTAACATTTGTATTATGTATGATTAGACAGTGAAATGGCGCGCATGGCACCAACTAGGAATAAAAATGGATAATGACAAGAAGAAAGATTGGCTAGAACATGCTTTATATTGTAGTGCTAGTAAGGCGCATCATGACCTGATACCCATAGTCAAATCATTAAGTGCAACATATGAACACGTCACAATGTTTATGTGCCAGCAATGTTTTCATACTATAGCTTTGGATGAGGTCTGGATGTATCGTTAGGATTTAAGGAACCGCTTATAATCAGCAATACTTTTATCCTTTTCAGACTTTCCGAGAGGGGTATTGAAATATTTTTTGTAATAATCCCATATGCCATCCACATCATCGCTTTTTGGAAGTTCTGCCGCAAAGCGTCTGTAATGAATCCTTGCCATAACAGTTGCAAACTGCAGGTCATAAACCATTCGTGTTGCATTGGGAATGTTTGGCGCGGCAAAGTTTATAGAAATAAGCGTTAGTAGAGAGCTACGATTAAAAATATAGTTATTCCAAATATCAGCATAGGTAACGGGTTCCATTTGGAATATACCAAGTGCTGGTCCTTGTACCTGGACTAATAGAGAGCCGCCATTTGATTCAGTGGCACAGGTAAATACGAGCAATTCTTCTGCATCTTTGGAATACATTTGCAATTTTGATAGTGCAGGTATGATGATATGTTTTCTAAACTGAGCAATATTTAACATTCTTTAGAAATCCTATATAATGTATAGTACATTTTACCACAAAACTTATGGTGTATAAATGATTAAGGAATTTGATGCTAACGCAATCTATGAGAAAATTAAGAAGAAGAATACACGGTATGTGGAAAAAATTCATTGCCCCTTGGTAATTGATAGATTTCATTCAAAGGGAACCGTTAGCTCATTTTGCGTTGAAATATTTATTAGCGATTCAACATTTTATTCATGGGTAAACAAGTATCCCATGTTTGCTGAGTGTTACCGCCTAGGGCATATGATTGCAAAAGAGAACTGGGAAGAAGAAGGACGCATAGGTAAAGATGAAGATTTTTTTAACCTAGACTACTGGAAGGTAGTCGGTAGTTCACGCTTTGGAGTAGGCCGAACCAATCGCATTAGAGTTGATATGGGTGCCGACAGTACGCCTTACGATCAATACAAGCATTTAATCACACAAGCATCTTTGGGTGAGTATACGGCCGCTGAAATTAAACAGCTGATGGAATCTATTAATGTTGGAGTCAGAGTTTACGAATCCTTTAAACTTCAGGATGAAGTTGATAAGATGAAAAGCGACTTATTAAAAATGAAGAAGAATGATGGCAACAGTATTATCGCAATTGAAGGAATTAAGAAAGCAAATTAAGATTCCATATCGAATTCAATTTGTTGACCATGAAATTCTCGAAGAGGACTTTGAAGACAAAGTTATTTATATTTATATTTGGATTTAAGGGAGTAATATTATGGGAATTTTCAAGAAATCTGAGAGATGGGTAAGTAAACATATTCCTCATGAACATAGTGCTGATAGGCGTGCAGCTAATGAAGCCACAAAAGCACAGATGGATTATTATACTAGTGCTAAAGAAGATATGCACAAGCAAAGTGAAAATATAGCAAGAGAAAAAGAAACCGAAGCCACAAAGATACATGAAAAGCAAATACGTTCCATGAGGAATCAATTCCGTAACCCTGGGTTTATGGGTTCCAGCGCAGAAGATAATAACAAGCTCGGTTAATTCAAGGAATTTTAAATGCAAATGCAGATAGCAAGCTCTGGTGATACTATCCTGGGGCAATTTTTAAAGAGATACAAGCGAGCGCAAGGGATATCTGATTTATGGCAGAATTTACATCAGGCTTGTTATTACTTTGCTATTCCGAGCCGCGACAAGTATTGGAAGCCACAACAGCAACAGGGTGATTTACGCGGTACTCGCGTGTACGATACGACAGCGATTGAAGCTACAAAAACGTTTGTATCTAAAGTGCATACGGCTATGACTCCTCCACAAACTCAGTGGGCTTATTTTTCTGTTGATAGCATTTGGGCAGAACAAAATGCAGATGAAGCAGAAGAAGCGCAGTTAATACTTGATAACTATATGCGTAGGCTTTTTGGCTATTTACATGATTCAAACTTTGATGTTGTAATTAATGAGTGCTATTTTGACCTGGCTATAGGAACTAGTTGTCTGGTTTGTAACAGCTACACTGAGAAACAGCCGTTACTATTTACGTCAATTCCAATGGACAAATTGGCTATTGAAGAAGCGATGACTGGACGCATTGAATCATGGTACAGGAATTGGGAAAACGTTAAAATATCAGAGATTAAGATACGTTGGCCTAAAGCTATAATTGCTCAAGAATATCTGCATGAAGTAGCGATTGATATTAACGCCTCAATTTCCATGATTTATGAGGGCGTGATGTACATGCCAAATGAAGATAAAAAGTATTGCTACATGGTGTGCACAGGCGAGCACATTCTTCACAGAGAATACTTTGAAGTTAATCCAGGTATAGTATGGCGGTTTCAGAAGATTAACAATGATGTATATGGACGCGGTCCGATTATGGATGCTCTACCGTCCATAATCAGCTTGAATGAATTGGCGCGTATCGAATTGGCAGCAGCTAACTTGAATACGTTCAGGCCGTTCATGGCATTTAGTGACACAGTATTTAATCCGCATACATTCAAGATGCAGCCCATGTCTATTATTCCAATTTCACCTATTGGTGTGAATGGACAGGTTCCGTTGATTCCTTTGCCCGATACATCTAATCCTCAGTTTTCTCAATTAACAATACAAGATTTAAGGATGCAAATACGTTCGCTATTATTTGCCGATTCTGCAATACCGGAAGGGAAACAACCAGCATCTGCCACTGAGTTGATGATTACGCAGCAAGAGTTAGCCCAAAGAATTGGGCCACTGTTTTCACGTTTACAACAAGAGTTTTTATACCCTGTAATTGAGCGTGTTGGCTATGTACTGGATAAGATGGGATTACTTCCTAAGCCTGATTTAAAGGGCATCAAGATTGAATTTCAATATCGTTCACCCTTGGCATTAGCGAAAGGGCAAGAGCAGATAGCGCGGTTCACTCAGTTTTTCCAAATACTGCAAGGTGTGCTTGGCCCGGAAATGGCTCCTGCATACTTAAATCCAGGCAAGTTCCCATGGATGCTTGCTGACTTAATGCAGATTGACACACGCTTTTTAAACACACCAGAAGGCGTACAAGCAGCAATGCAGCAGCTACAAAACCAAGTATCAGAACAAGAAGACTTGGCACAGCAGCAAGCACAACAGCAAGAACAACAGGAGCCAATGGCATGACAGAAAAGAACCCGTTAATCGAGCCAGAAAATTACTTTGATGGCTACAATCAGAGCGCAAAAAATGCGGCAATGGCAGAACCAGGCCAAGTCGCATTTGATGAATTATGTTTTACAGTTCTTGGTTTGACCGAAGATGGTAAGAAGCTGATGGAGATACTTAAAGAGCGTTTCATCATACCATCCGTTCCTGCTAAGTTAGGGCTAGACTTTCCAATCTCAGCAACCTACTACGAGGGGTTTAGAGAGGCGTTCAGACAACTGATAGGCCATGTTGAAGGGTACAAGGCAAGAAAGCTCTACGAGGCCAAGAAAGCAGAGGAGTGCGTTAACTAATGAGTTTGTTCAATACAATAATGGAGAACGCTGAAAATGCCGAATCAAACGCCGAAGTTTCAAGTGTTGAATCCAGTGCTGAGTCCAGCATTAGCTCTGGCACTGAACCTTCGTGGTGGTGGGACAAAGCCACTCCAGGAACAGGAGATAGACCTGACTGGCTTCCCAGTCAATTCAAAAGCGCAGAAGACGCATCAAGAAGCTATTCAGAGTTATCAAAGAAAATCGGCACAGCTCCTGACACCTACGACTGGGGTGCAGGTAAATCTTGGGTAGAGCCTGATTACGTTCCTATGCAGGAATTAGCAGCCTTTGCCAAGAGCAACCATGTGCCACAAGGTGTTTTTGATAAGATGCTGGATACAGTAGGAAAGTACCTTGATGAGTTTAAAGTGGACTATGCGGAAGAAAAGGCTTTGTTAGGAGAAAATGCAGAAGCAAGAATTAACACACTTAATAACTGGGCTAAATCTAACTTCACAGAGAATACATTTCATGCGCTAACTGCAAATATGCAGACAGCAGATGCTGTTAAAGCAATCGAAGAAATTAGGAATAAGATGATTGAAAATAATACTATGATACCAACTGGAAATGAAAATTTAGCAGAAGGCATTGAAACGCTGGATGATATCGAAAATGAAATGGTAACTAACTTTGCACAGTACAATTCCGATGCAAAATACAGACGTCAAATTACAGCTAAAATTGAAAAGATAGAGAAGAGAAAAGGCAAATAGAAATTAACTACTGGAGATTATTGTGAAGAATTCAAAATCAGGTCATGGATTAGCCAAGGGCAATGCAGGTCATGGATTAGCAACTGGTGGTCTTGGTGGTGCACCAAAGGGAAATTCGAATGGAGCAAGCGTTAATCCAGTTAAATCTACCCAGGTTAAAAGCAATTCTGTAAAGACTAAAATGAAGGGTACTGGATTGTAAGTCATTGACGGCATTAGCAATATCGATGTAGTATGACAGGCTCATGAGTTTAACAAGAACTTATGAGCCAAAGTGACTATTTCAACCGATTCAGACTCGGCGAAATTTTTACATTTAAACCGATTCAGACTCGGCTAAACATGCTGGTATTGTAACACAAAAAATACGCATGACAACCCTTCTCTGAGCGGATAACTAATACGCAGAAGGATTTTGTTTATGAGTATCGAGAAAAATACCCCTAATATTTTACGCCAACTTGGCCGGTCATTTACAACCATAATTAATTCATCAATGGACTCCATTAAAGACCCTGCATCCTTGGGCATTTACTGCTATTTATCATCTAAGCCTGATGGATGGGAGATAAGAGAAAAAGAATTGCAATCTAGATTTGGCAAGGGCAGGGAGTTTATCAGCGATAGATTAAAAGATTTAACAACGATTGGATTTATTAACAAGATTTGCCATAGAGACTCAAGTGGAAAAATAACGCACTGGGAAACTATATTAAAAAACCACATTACGGGAAACCCGTCATCTGGGGTCGATTTCACCACAATACGGGAAAACCAGAATCAGGTAAAACCAGAATCTGGTTTTCACCCCCCCCTTAGTAATAATAGAGTATTAGTAATAAAAGAAAGTGCTAGTAATAAACCCCTTAGCGATTCCAAGAAATCGCCGGACGAGTATCGCGACAATAATTTATTTATGCAGTTCTATCAAAACTATCCAAGAAAAGAAAAGCCAAAAGAAGCCTACAAAGCATTCCTGAAATTAAATGCTACCGAGGAGTTTGTTAACATGATGCTGAATGACTTGGTTAACAGGCAAGCTAATAACTGGCTTGGGAGAGATAGATCTAAAATTCCGCATCCTTCAACTTACCTTAACCAGCATGAGTGGGAGGGTGAGATATTTAAAACACACAACACAACAGGAGGAAAAGCAAAAGGCTACAGCATGGCTGAATTACGGGGAGAAACTGTATGAAGCATATTGGAGACGTGATTGATGTTGGTTTAATAAAAGAAATCAAAGCAGAAAAACCAGCAGCAAGCGTAAATTATTTATCTAGCAACTTGGTTGATTGGATTTTTGTAGTGCAAGCTATGGCGTGTAAGGGATTTGACGAATATTACGCAGACAGGGAAAAACTAGCCGCTGTCAAAGCGTATTGGTATTCAGAGTTTACAAGGGAGGGCATCGTTCAAAAAAAACAAGTTCAGTTGGGCGTGAATAAATTCGCTTGGTATAAATATCCTAAACCCCCTCAATTGGGTGAGTTTTTGGAATGGTGCAAGCCGGCAGCCGAAGATGCTGGCTTACTGTCTCCCGATAAAGCGTATACCAGAAGTCTTGAAATATTACGGGGGATAACTCCTTCTGACTTATCCGCAATTCAAATTGATTTAATTAAACATGCGATTCAAGAATCAGATTCCTATTTCTTAAAAACGAATAGCAGAGACAAAACTGAGCCACTTTTCAAAAGGAACTATGTGATCACAATAAGAAACCACATAGAAGGCGATTTAAAGCCTATTCCTAAGGCGATCGAAGCTCCAGTAGGCCAAAGGTACCAAGAGCAGGATTCAGGGCAAAGAATCTCTCCTGAGAGGCTTAAGCAGTACCAGCAAGAAAACAAGGATAATTTAGACAGGGCGCATAACCGGTGAATGTTTGACAACTATTCAAAACAGGTTAATAATACAACAAAATCCAATCTCACCATATGTGAGACTAACGGGGCAACTCAGATCTAGCGAGCCTTAACGGGGCAACTCGCATAATTATCAGAGCCTATTAGCAGGGTAGTAGCATTTTATCTATTCACTAATAGGGGAACACCATGTCCATTTCGTTAACTAACGTCCAACAGATTGAGTTTGACCGATATGTTAAATCCGTATACCGCTCAAATGGTTTCTTGTTACGAGAAACAATGCGTACAAAATCCGATGTCATCGGTGCTTTCGTTGAGTTCAGAAAGGTTGACCAAGTAATTGCCGTTCCTACTGGCTACATGCAAGCGGTTACAATTCAAGACCCAGGCTATAACAAAGTAACTGCAACACTCCAAAAATACACAGCCGCAACTGGTGTGGATGAAGTTCAAGAACTTACTGTAAACTTTGATACCAAGTCTGAAAATGCAATGCTTGTCGCTAAAGCCATGGGCAGACGTTCCGACCAAATCTGTATTGATGCCTTAGCTGCTGACCCAGGCGATACAATCGTCAACGGTGGAACAAACATGACGTATGCGAAGTTTACTCGCGTTATGGAATTCTTTGATGACAATGCCGTACCGCTTGAAGAAAGATTCTTTGCAATGACTGCGTCAAATATTCGCTCCTTGATGGCTGCGCCAGAGTTTATTTCTACGTTCTACACTAGCAACAACATTATCGACAAAGCTAAAATCCGTGAATACTTAGGTTTCAACGTAATCGTTATACCTAAAATGACAGAGGGCGGATTGCCTAAAACTGGTAACATCCGTACTGCATTAGCATGGCACAAAATGTCGACAGGTATGGCTATTGGTCAAAACTTCCGTACAGAAGTGAACTATATCCCTCAAAATACCTCATATTTGATTAACGGTATCTTCTCAGCAGGTAGTGTAGTAATTGACAATAAAGGTGTTTTGGCAGTCGCTTGTGACGAATCGGTTTAATCCGGTTCGTTCTTAAACTTCTATTGGAGAATTAAAAATGGCTTTTAATATTTACCGTTTTACCCGGGTATCGTTGGCAATGAACACTGGTGTTCAAACAGTAGTTTTGAATCCAAGCACAACCTCTATCAGCGTCAATGGTCCTGCAGTATTTGCTTATGCTTCGGCTGACGACACAATAGCAACTATTTCCGCTGCAAATTATTTCAACCCAGAAGCTGCTATCTACGACTTGGAAGTTGGCGATTTAATCCTTACTGTTGGAAGTACTTCAAGTACAATTTTACAAGTTGATGCAAAAAGCTTAACGGCTTCACCAAAAACCATTAGCACAGTTTCTTTCACTGTTTCTGGCTCTGTTGATACTGCCAATATTGTTGATGGTGCAGTTACTAACGCCAAGGTTAATGCTGCTGCTGCGATTGACTTCTCGAAGCTGGCTACTTTGACTTCAACGAACATTCTGGTTGGTAGTGCTGCTGGTGTTGCTACTTCACGAGAGGTTACTGGTGATGTGACGATAGGCAATACGGGTGTTACTGCGATTGGAACTGGTAAAGTTCTGAGTGCTATGATGGATGATAACTTGCTTCATTATGCTTCAGTGGCGATCACCGCCTCCGCTTTTAATGGGGCATACACAACGCCAGTTCAGTTAGTCGCGGCTCCCGGTGCGAATAAATTGATTGTGCTAGACAAGGTTAACTTGTTAATGACCTATGTGGGTGCGAACTATGCTGATGGTGGAGTAGCGGCCATTCAGTACAAAAATACGGCAAATGGAGCTGGCGTCATAGCATCAACCACATTATCAGCCGCAACGTTTCAAGCCGCAGCCTCTACTGGGTTTATGTTTAACACAGGGGTCGTCCCACAAACATTCTCAACATGCGTCAATGAGGGATTGTTTTTAAGTAACGTAACCGGCGTTTTCACCACAGGTGACAGCACGTTCATAGCGAAAATATGGTACAAGATCGTCAGCTCAGTTTAATCTTTAATGTATCCGCGCTCACTGATGTGGGCGCAGATATTCGATAGCTAGGTTTTGTAGTATTATTATACAATATAACGAGCAGGAGAGATATCATAGCACTTACAAAAACCAATATAATATCTTTGTCATTACTTCAGCTTGGACATGCTCCTATAGTTTCATTAACGGATGGCGATCCATTGGTTACCAGTGCTGAAATTGCATTCGATTTCCTTTTGCCAAGTGTACTATCTTCTGGAAATTGGCGTTTTGCTACCCAAATCCAACAATTATCTTTATCCACAGAAACGGCACCCTATCCCTGGAAATATGTCTATTTACTTCCGGCTGGATTTTTAAAGACTTTACGAATATGGCCTCAGATGTATGGCTGGGATATTTACAAGAATGAACGCATTTACACTGACTACAACAGTGAGTTTTACATGGAGTACGTCTTTCAACCAGATGTAAGCCATTTGCCTGCTCATTTTGTTCAGTATTTTGTTTACGAAATTAGTGCATACTTGGCTCTAGCCAATGCACAATCAGCACAATTCTATTCAGTTCTTGAGGGTAAGCGCGTACAGATGCAAGCTCTATCACATGCAATTGAAACTCAGAACAGGCCTAACTTTTCTCAAGTTGATTTTCCAGTGCTTAATAATCGCTTTATTGGTGGTATAGTAGGCAATTCATTCCAATAACAAATTGGTGCATTAATGACTCAAACTCTTTGGTCGCAAGATGTCTTTTCTAAAGGAGAATTGTCGCCTCTTATGTATTCGCGCGTATCTGTTGATGCTTATTATAAAGGCATGAAGAAGGCTGCTAATATTTTAACATATCCGCAGGGTGCTGCTGGTAAAAGGTTTGGCACAAACTACTTAGCGGAAATTGAAGGTGTTACGGATTATAGAAACATCTACTTTGCTGAATTCCAGTATTACAACGAGTGTGTTTATCTTCTGGTTTTTATTCCGGGTAAAGTATATATTTATCTTGAAGGGTTACTTGTATCAACTGTTAATGTCGCAATTCCAGCGGCTGCCATCGCATCGATGGACACCACCGTTATTACAAATAGGTTCCGTGTATGTGCACAAATAACTAACTTTGCTCCGCATGATTTAGTTCGAGATGATAGTGCAGCGGTAGCTAATTTGATTACTGGGTTTACAGCAACTACATTAACACTGACAACACCCCTTGTTATATCATTGATAAAGCCTGTCCGATTTTCAACGACTGGCACACTTCCGTTAACAAATCCTCAAATACGAACAGGTGTAACATACTTTGCATACACCGCTACAACTACAACTGTTGAGATTTATTCAAACGCTCTTGATGCAAAGGCTAGAACGAATAAGTATGCGATTAGTAGTGCTGGAACCCTTCTTAATTATATTTATGTATTTAATACCTGGAAATTTGTTGCTGCTAAACTGGTTAACCTACCGTGGTTTGATTTTGACGCGGGGTACAATACGATAACATTTACTAATGCGGCAACATCTGGCTCAGGAATTGTTGTAAATTTGAGCGGTGTATTAACCGCCCCGGCCTCTTTAACATCCAAATACATTGGCGGTATATTCTCAGGTTCAACTGGTGGCATAGGGCGAATTGTTGGCGTATCAAGTACAACAAGTTTTACAATGGATATTGTAACTCCGTTTGCAACAGCTGCTGTTGCATTGCCTGGGAACCTTTCTTTTCTAGCGGAACCTGCATGGAGCAATGAGCGCGGATGGCCGTTAAAATGTTCATCTTTCCAAAGTAGAGCCTATTTCGCAAACACTGATAGTTTGCCTAATGGATTGTGGGGTTCAGTCATAAATAATTACCTTAACTTTTATGATTTAGTAGGTGATGATGATAATGGAATAAGCCGCTATCCTTCCTCTGACAATGTGAACTATATTAAGTTTATTGTTCCTTACCGAAGTTTAACGATTCATACTAATTCAGGAGTGTATTCAACACCATTATCTGAGGGCCAAGCATTAACACCTAAGAACTTTTCACTATCTTTGCAGGACTCAACGCCCGCTACGGTGATTGAGCCTCGCTCGATTGATAATCAAATCGTAGTGCTATCTGGTAATGATGTTCATTCATTGTTGTGGGATGGTTTTAATTCGGCATATACTTCAACCATCGCATCGATCACGAGTGAACACTTAATACGCAATCCAATTGATGAGATAGAATACATTGATTTAAATCATGCAGGTTCGCGTTATATATTCATCATCAATGCTGATGGAACAATGGCTATTTTTCAGACGTTGATATCTGAGGGTATTCAGGGATTTACGCCAGCGACTTTGACACAGTCATACGGAAAAGCTTATTTTAGATGGGGTGCAAGTAGCCCTGATAGTCGATGTTGGTTTGTAACTGAGCGTGAGATTGCTCAAGCAATAGCCACAATAAATATTACAGGCTTCACTTCAAGTACGCTCACAGCTGTTGCAAGCAATTACTCTTTGACAGAACCTATACAGGTGATGTTTACAACGGCTGGTAGTTTACCTGTATCATCACCACAGATAGCAATATTAACGTATTATTGGGTGCTTGGTGTAACTGCCAATACCTTCAAAGTGTACTCCTCAAAGGCTGATGCACTGGCCGATGAAAATGCTTATGAATTTACGAATTCAGGTGCAACTTCAACAGTTCAAGCATGGCCTTTGTCTACGAAGTTTTACATTGAAGAATTGAGTTTCTCAAGTTATGTGGATTGCGCCACCATTCACACAGGTTCAGCCGTATCTAGCATTTCAAGCCAAGCAAGATTCAACGGTCAAGATATCGTCATCAATGGTGATGGCTTCGGGTTTGAAGATTTGGTAACAAGCGGTACAATCGACCTAAAGGCGCATGGCAGTGCAGTAACAGCTTCTGAAATTCAGGCAGGGTTTCCTATCCAAGTTGAAATTCAAACTATGCCAGTCGCACCCAGTGGCACAAGTGGATACAAAACATCAGGGTTTATATTCGCAGAGCATGTGCGAGTAGCAGCTTTAACCTTTGCCGACACAATAGGCGGTAGTGTAAATGGGCAGCCAATAACAATGACAAACATGTCTCAGGTAATACCTGGCATACCTCCTGCACCGATGACTGGCTCTATGCAAATCAGTGTGATGAAAGGATGGAGTGATTATCTATCCCCCGCAATAACCATTACACATGCAGAGCCGTTTGATATCAAATTGACCGGAATATTTTATAAGATAGAGGTGTAACATGTTTCCAGCATTATTGGCTTTTCAAGCGGCAGGACTGGTATTAGATTACCGTTCTACTCGAAACAATCAGAAGTTAATCCAACAAGGCCGAAGATTAGAAAATGCTGCTCTTGAAACAAATTTAGAAGCAGTTAGGCTTGAATCAAGTGAGGCTTCTTTGGCATCTATGCAAGAATTACGCCAAAATCTTGGTACTCAGATTGCACAACAAGCGGCACGCGGAAATGCTGCTGGGGCAGGCATGTCAATTACTATGCAAGCAGACTCTGTAGGTTCATTCAATAAAGACAAGCAAACAAGAAGAATGAATTTACTTGCTAAAGAATCCAACTTAAGAGCTTCTAACATTCTTTCAGGTTTGCATACTTTACAATCTGAAACTCAATTAGGCCAGGATCTTACATCAAGGATTATCAATACAATCCCAACCTCACAAATTTTCGATAAATTTGGAAAGACTGCATTTGGTAAAAAAATGGGATTTGGACCATCAGAGGGAATTTCTTAATGACTGAACAATCGACCGGCAGTGAATCGCGCTCACATTCTGGTAGTAGACAATTAGAAGAAATACCAACACTTAAACCTCAAGTTAAATTGGCTGTTGAGCAACTTCCTGGCTATGGAGCTGCTTTTTCTGCTCTGGCTTTAACCCCAGGTGCAATTGGCCAATTTGGGGCAAGGCTCGCTCAAAGTTCAGCACAGGCTTCCGCAAAGAGTGCAGGAACAGAATCAGGACGTGATCCACATGGCGATATTCTTCCTCCAATGACTGACGTGGACAAGGTATATGGCGAAGCGTACAGTGCGCAATCTCAAGCAACTTTAGGCCTGCAAGCTCAATCAATGATGAACAAAGGGCAAGAAGAATTAGACAAGGCATATAAATTATCACCCGGCATGATTTCTACATTTAATGCAAATATGAGTGAAGGCATGAAGGAGATACTTGATCTAGCTCCTTCAAGTATTAAAGCAAATCTGCAAAATCAATTTAAGAATCACCTTTTATCTACGGCACATAATTATAATGAAAAGTTGATTTCGCAGAATAAAGAACAGACTAAGGCTACAGCTGCCTCATATGGAGCAACGCAAGCAAAGACTATTTTTGATAGCCAGTTTACAGATAATCCAGAATCAGGTGAACAGATTTATCAGGATATGAAGTCAGTCAATGCGGCAAATCGTGCTGTTGGCATGATGTCTCCTGCGCAAGAGGCGGCTGATAACAAAAAGAATGAGCTTCTTCTTCTTTCAGGACGATATGGCGCGGCTGCGCAAACTGCATTGAAGCAAGGGAAACTTCCTGAATTTTTGCATGACTTTATTCAAAACAAAATACCTTCACCAAATAAAGGCGAAGGAAGTCTTGGTGAGTCAGATAAAGAGGCTTTGGGCAAACAAATACTATCTTTTGTAAGTCAACAAGAGGCATTTGAAAGTCGGGACCAGCAATTGCTACAAGCTCAAGCAAAGCTAGATGTTGCTCAAGGCTCATTGTCCGATACCAGGTTGCTTGAATATAAAGAGCAGATGACACCTACTAATTTTGCTAATTTCTATTCGTCACTTTTAATAGCTAATAATAAAAGTACATCGGCTAAAAAGACCTCTGAGGCTCTTGATCACAGTTGGAGTAACATTGAAGACTGGGAAAGATTTTCATCAAGTGCTAAAGATAAAAAGTATTTTGAATTGCAAGATTTAGCAATAGCGAAGAACCCTGATATAACCCCCATGCAAGCAAAACTTGGTACAGCAATTGCTGCTGCTGGCTCAATTGCTGCGTTTAACAAAGAATTAGATAATGGAATGAGTTCAGGTGATGCCCAGCAAATGCTTGAATATGGGAATGCTTACAGGGCTATGCACAATATTGATGCAACCAAAGTATCTGGTGTAAGTAGTGAAGCATTGGCTATTAATCATACATTCCATAATATGCTCGACCGCAAAGTACCGGCTGATATTGCTGCACAGCAATCACGAGAAGTTATTACCCAAAGAACGCCTGAGCAACGCAAGAATATTGATGAAAATTGGAAAGACTTCCATAGTAAGCAGCTTAGTACGTCGAGTCAAAGACAGGATTATGCAAACAGCTTAATGGATGGTTCTACTTCATATGGGTTTGATAAGAATATCCCGATGAAAGATGCAGTTAGCACTCAATTACTCCAAGCATTTGAAGAAAACTTTAGGCTGACTGGTAATGCAGATGTTGCTAAAGAAATGACTAAGACGCAAGTTAAGGGTAGTTATGGAGATACAGAAATCAATGGGATAAAAGAATGGGTTTACATGCCTCCTGAAAAGGTTGTTGAACTAGATTCCAAAGCAGTTCCCTTAATGCATGATGAAATGAAAGAGCAATTGGCTGCGCAGTTTGCTTATGGAAAAGATGCCTTTGATAAGGGTTTTGTTAGTACTTATTATGAGTTAGGAGAAAATGAACCCGGTAAACCACCTGTTGTTTATGAGGTTCATGCAGATGGACAAAAGTCTAAGTTCACAGTAAATATTGTTACAGCACCGGGACAATCATTATTTAGCGATCCGGCTAATCCATCATTATCAGCTTATGATATTACTTTGAAGAATGATAAAGGAGTAATGCAGGCATTCTTTAATACAGCTTTTGCGAATGGCGTACCGCCTTACTATCGGCCTAATATTAACGCTTTAAAAAAACGATACGAAGAAACTCAAAATTTGAATGGCAATCCTATTAGTTTTCATGACGCAGCACAGAAAGTTATGACACAGCAT